CAATTAGCCGATGAAGAAACAGGACTACCCAGCATCATGCACGGTCAAACTGGTGTGTCTGGAACAGGACGTACCGCTGCAGGACTTAGTATGTTAATGGGTGGTGCTAATCTAAGCGTAAAAACAGTTATTAAAAATGTTGATGACTTTCTTCTCAAGCCGCTTGGTGAGTACATGTTCTTTTGGAACATGCAGTTCACTAATGACCGTCCTGAGATACAGGGAGATTTGGAGATCAAGCCACAAGGAACCGCTGCAGTTATGCAGAAAGAGGTTCGCAGCCAGCGCCTTACCGCGTTGTTACAGACAGTGGCTAATCCGATGCTTGCTCCGTTTATCAAGATTCCAAATCTTGTACGGGAGTTAGCCATTGCACAGGACATTGATCCTGATCTGTTGGTAAATGATATCAACGATGCACAAATCTTTGCAGAAGTATTGAGAGGATTAAATGCTCAACAAGGAAACATGCCAGACCCTGCTGCCGCTGGTCAACAATCAGGCGGCATGGGGCAGTCTGGAGGACTACCTAGTGGACCTGAAGGAGCGCCATCAGGCCCTGCTGGTGGTGGAGAAATCGGACTTAGAGATGCGCTTGCTGCAGGGGAAGGTGCAGGTGGTGGATCACCTCCTATCCCTGAAGACGCAGGTTAACACACAACAGAAAGAATACAGTAAACGTGGCGACTAATATTCAAGAGGCATTGCAAGGTGCAGGGGCGGTATCCGCTAGACCTGTAACTATGGAAGCTCTTCCTGATGCTACCATTGATGTAAGTGGTGGATCTCAGTCTCTTGATATTGAAGGCTTAGGTGTAAAGCGCAAAAAGAATGATCTTTCTGCAGTTACATCTTCCACTTCTAGTTTAGCTATTGAAGATTTGTTTGGTGATCTACTTGATAATGTAAACTTCTCTGATCCTAATAGTGTAGATGCTTTTAGAAATAGCGCAGTTAGTCGCATTAATGAGTTTGACTCTGCAAGTTTAAGTAATATTTTAGGCGAAGCCTCTACTGTAGCTGGGGATTTAGCAACTGTTACCACTCCTTTTTTAGGCAAAGACACTTCACAGGATCAATTTCAGCAAGTGTTTGGTCCTTCCAGAGTGGCCCCGGATGCCGTTGAAAGCGATGATTTGAATGTTGGGTTTGATACAGCTACAAGCACAGAAGCTCAAGATATATCTAGCCTCACTAATCCGGGGTTGGCTGCTGGTTTGTTTGGAGGCGTTCTTGGAGCCGCTGGGACAGGCGGTACGTCTGCAAATTTTGCTACTAATTTAGGTACACAAGCTTTAGGACAAGCAGATGTTGTTGGTGCGCTTGGTGGTTTTAGTAGCGTACAAAGTGTATCAAATGCGTTAGATAGGAGAATAACTGATATTCCTAGCGCACTTAATGCAGTTAGTGCTGGACTTGGTGCAGCGCAAACCGTAGCAAGAGCAGAAGAACTTGTTAATAGTGGAGTAACAATAT